CTACGCCGCCGACGCCGCCCGCGCCGCCGCCTACGCCGCCGACGCCGCCCGCGCCGCCCGCGCCGCCGCCGCCGCCTACGCCGCCGACGCCGCCCGCGCCGCCGCTCGCCAAGCCCAAGCAGACCAGTTCCGCTGCGTGGTGGATAATCCATTCCGCCCATGACCACCCACCCCCACCGCATCAAGATCGGCCGCCGCCCAGTCCAGGGTGGGGTCAAAGTGATGATCCCTTGGCGGGTCAGCCCACGCCTGATCGAGCGCCTCAAGTGGCAGGCCCTCCGCAAGCAGACCACGCCCGCGCAACTCTTGGCTGACATCATCGCCCGCAACTGTCCTCCCGTATGACAACCACAACCACCCAGACCGGCAAGGTCTCAATCGTCCTGCCGCAGTCCACCCTCAATGCGCTCCGAGCCATCGCGGCCCAGCGCCAGATCAGCCTGTCCGATGTCGTCCGCGAGATGATCAGGCAGGCGATGGAGGGCCGATGCTCCTAGTTCAGATCGTCGTCGGACTGACCAGCGCCGCGCTGGCTACCGTCGCACTCCTGCTCGCACTCCGCGAGCGCCGCCGCCGTCGCGCTGCACGGCTCAGACTCATCGCAGACCCATTCAATGCCACTCCACGTCTCAGGCCAGGAAGCCCACAACTGCCTCGCGTTCGCGCAGAAGGCGTTTCAGCGGTGGGAAAAAGAACAGGCCGCCCTTGAACAGGCCACGGCAAAGCGTGACCGCACGCAACGTCCCGGAATCGACAAGTCGAAGCCGCGCCAGTTTCGCAAGCCTCGCCGCGACGGCTCCCGTCCTGATCTGGGCAGACCACGCCAGCACTGGACGCCCGAGAAGATCGCGGCCTGCAAGGCCGGAATCGCGGCGGGCTGGTCAACCCACTACCTCGCAACCCAGATCGGCACCAGTCAAAAGACGGCATGGCTGATCTGTTCTTTTCTTCGTCAGCAACCGCAAACCCAACCTCAACCGATCAGTCATTCTCAGTCATGAGTAAGAACAACACAACCACGTCAGAACAGATCCGCGCCGCAATGCTCGCAGCCTATGCCGCATTCCGCAGCGCGTTCCCGAAAGCAGACCAACTGTCCATCAATGCGCAAGTCTACGGCGGCAGGCCGAGCGTCTACGGCTCCGCGCTGTACGGGTCCGCATGGACTACGAGCGTAGGCGTCGACACCGACGACATTGACAGCGCGATTGAGGCGCTCCGGTCTAAGCTGGAAGATCCCGCCGTGCTCCGCTCCCAAGCGGCTGCGCTGATTAAACAGGCCGAGCGGATCGAGGGAGGTGCGAAGTGAGCACCAAATTTGAACTCATCGTGTCCGGCTCAGGTCTGGAGCCAGAGCGGCAACTTGAAATTCGCGCCGCGTTCGAGCCGTTCGCGATCAAGCTCCAGGACTGGAGCGGCAAGGTCGCCGGCGTCACCGATCCGAAGATCGCACGCGAGACTCGCCTCGCTATGCGCCGTGAGCGGATCGACCTTGAGAAGCAGCACGAAGCCTTCAAGGCCCGTACGCTTTCATGGACTCGCGCCGTGGACGGTTCGCGCCGCGTGATCACCGAAGCCTACGACCAACTTGAAGCGCAGATGGCCGACGTGGAGAAGGCCGAGGAACGCCGCATCGCTGCGGCTAAGGCTGCGCTAAAGGCCGAGCGTGACGCTGCACTGCGCCAGTTCGGTGCGGACGTGACGTACATTCAGACCGGCGAGATGACGGATGCCGCGTTCCTCGCCATGCTTGAGCAGGCCAAGCTTGCCCACGAAGCGAAGCAGGCCGCTGCCGCAAAGGCCGAGGCTGACCGCATCGAGCGTGAGAAGCGCGAGGTCGAAGAACGGGCAGTGCGGGCCAAGGCTGAAGCGGAGGAGCGCGAGCGGGTGCGGATCGAAAACGAACGGCTCCGCGCCGAAGCTGCCGCGTCCGCTGCGCGGGCCGAAGAGGAACGGAAGAAGGCGCAGGCTGAACGCGAGGCGGCAGAAGCAGCCGCACGCAAGGAGCGCGAGGCCGCAGAGGCGACCTTGCGCGCCGAGCGGGAGGCGCGGGCCAAGCTGGAGCGCGAAGCCGCTGCGCGGGCCGAAGAGGAACGGAAGAAGGCCGAAGCACTCGCCGCAGAACAGCGCCGACTTGCTGCCGCGCCTGACGCGGCGAAGATCCACGCATGGGCTGAGAGTATCGCCGCCGTCCCGGTGCCGACACTCTCGACCAAGGAGGCGCAGGACCTCGCGCAGGCGATCACGGCGCACCTAGCCAAGACCATCGCCAACATGCACGCTCGCGCAGCGCAGATGGAGGATGCCCAATGATCCCCACAATCTCACCCGCCGCGTTCACGCCGCACACGACCTGCGCAGTCTCGGGTATGCCTGCCGATGTCTACCGTGCGCAGCCCGGGCTTACCCAGTCCGACATCAACCGCTTTGCCGAATCGCCTGCGCTGTTTCGGTACGTCGAGCGCGAACAGACCGACGCAATGCGGACCGGGACTGCGCTTCATGCGCTCATGTTGGAGGGTCGTCGCGAGTTCGTGGTCAGGCCGGCGACGTACGGGCCAGAGTCGAAGCCGTGGCACGGCGGCGCCAAGGAGTGCAAGGAGTGGAGCGCCGCGCACGCAGGTCAGACCATCCTGAGCGCGGGTGAGGCCGATGCGCTTGAACGTGCAGCGAACCACGCAAGGCAGCACGAGCGCGTCGCGTACCTCCTCGACGGCGCGCAAACCGAGCTGTCCGTCTTCGGCGCGGGCCGGACTGGTTTGACGTGGGGCAAGGGTCGCCTTGACGCGGTGAAGCACGCCGGTGATAGACTGCTCATCACGGACATCAAGACAACGAATGACGCGCGCTTGCGCCCGTTCAGTCAGACCATCCTGCAACGCGGCTACCATCGACAAGCCGCTTGGTATCGCCGCCTGATGCGGCAGTTCATGGACGAGAAAATCCGCATTGAGTTCTGGTTCGTCGCCGTCGAGATCGAGCCACTCCCGCGCTGCAACGTGTGGAAGCTCGAGGACGCCGCGATGGATCTGGGCGACGAGGAGATCGACAAGCTCATCGAGAAACTGGACGAGTGCCAGCAGACCGGGAGATGGCCGGACTTTCACGACAAGGACATCGGCCTGATGGGCACGATTGATCTGCCGCGCTGGGTCTATGGTGACGAGACGCAGCTTGAAGGTTTGACAAAGGGGACCACCGCATGAAAACATTCAAAGACGGAGGACCGGCTTTCCCGGTCACCACGGAGCACGGTTCAGTTTTTCCGCTTCCCGGCATGACCCTGCGCGATTACTTCGCGGCTGCGGCATTGCAGGGGATGCTTGCGGATAGTCAACGTAATGGGCCAGTCGAGGGATACGCCAACCATGCGTACCAATACGCTGACGCCATGCTGGCCGAGCGGGCCAAGACGAAGGGAGGTGCGGCATGAGCACACCAAACGACGGAGGCGCGGCATTTCCTGTCCCGCCTGATCGCATCGATCGCTTCCCGGACGGAGATGTCCGCTGGACCTGCGCACACCCCGGCATGACCCTGCGCGACTACTTCGCAGCAGCCGCGTTGTCAGGACTGTTGGCTAACTCATCGTGGGAACTGGGATGGCGCGAGACCTCTCAACACGCATACGAGTGCGCCGACGAGATGTTGGCCGAACGCACCAAGACGAAGGAACCCCAGTCATGACCACCGACGACCAGTCCAGTCCAGCCAAGGCCGAACCAAAGTCATTCACGGGTCTAAGCGGAATGCTCCGCACCAGTCCGTGGCTGGCAAGCGAAGACCTGATCGGTCTGGGCGACGTCCCCGCTGAGATCGAGGACGTGCTGCTTTATGACGAGGTTGCATTCGACCGGGGCCGGAAGGAAAAGAATGTTCCGGCGCTGAAATTCAAGGGCAAGGCCAAGCAACTTGTCATTCGCGCCACTGCCAACCGTCGCGCGTTGATTAGGATGTACGGCGTCAACACGCAGCTATGGCGCGGAAAAACAATCTACATTTACCATGACCCCGAGGTGAAATTCGGCGGTCGTGCAGTCGGAGGAATCAGAATCAAGGAGATCAACCAATGAGTGACCAGTACAACAACGAGCTGACTTTTCGGCTCTTCAAAAACGACAAGGGAGACAACCCGAAGCGTCCAGATTACCGAGGGGAGGTCCAGATTGCAGGCGTCGAGTACAAGCTGTCCGGCTGGATCTCCGAAGTGAAGAGCGGCGAGAAGGCCGGGACCAAGTACATTCGCGGCAAGGTCGAGCGGAAGGAAGCAGCGCCGCCCCGGCCTGCGCAGCCGCAGCCGAGCAACGTCGAAACGGAGGACGTACCGTTTTGACCATGAGCACACGCATCATCGCAATTGATCCTGGCGCATCCGGCGCACTCGCGTTTGCGCATGGACTGTCCGTCGTGGTTCACCCCACAAAGAAAACGCCGCAGCTGGATGCGGTCGAAGACGCCTTGACCGGGGCTGAACGGGTCGTGGCCTACGTCGAACAGGTCGGGGGCTACATCGGAAAGCCGCAGCCCGGTTCGGCCATGTTCAGATTCGGTCAGGGCTTCGGCTACTGGCTTGGCCTGCTCGCGGCGCTGCACGTCCGCACCGTCTTGGTCAGGCCGCAAACGTGGCAAAAGGGACTGATCGGCTCCTCGCTGAAGGGTGCAGATCGGAAACGCGCACTCCGTGACGAGGCCGCGCGCAGATTCCCGCAGGTCAAGGTCACGCTAGACAACGCTGACGCGCTGCTGCTGCTCGACTATGCGCAGCGGCAAGGGGGTGCAGAGTGAGCGCGCCCATCTACCGCATCGACGCCGAAACGGAGGAGGCGCTTTACCTTCACGCGCTCTGGCTCGGCGGCGATCCGAACGGCAAACGTCTCGACTTCTCCGGTGGCGCGCTGATCAATCACGACCTGTCATGGCGCGATCTGCGCGAGGCCATCCTCGACCGCTGCGACCTGAGCGGCTCGCGACTGGAGGGCGCACAGCTGAACGAGGCTAATCTGTTCGGAGCTAACCTGACCAACTGCGACCTTGAGTCGGCAGACCTGCGCTGGGCTGATCTGCGCAGGGCTAATCTGACCGGGGCCAAGCTGAAAGGCGCACGGATGGCCGGGGCTGCACTGGCTCAGGCTGTGGACGTTGACGGGATGGCCATTGCTGAGCCGCGCACGGAAGGAGGTGTGGCGTGAAATACGAAGGACCAATTTACGGCGTAGGAAGAAATTTTAACGGGCGCAAAATCTACTTCGACACCGGACGCACTTCGCAAGAGTGGGACGCGATGGAAACGAAGATAGTCAACCTCGAGCGCGAGAACGCCGCGCTGCTGCGGGACAAGGAGCGGCTGGATTCGCGCACGATCCGGATCATCCACCGGGACGACCTTGGAAACCCATCACCCTGCATCCATTCCGGAATTGACCTCCGCGCCGCCATCGACGCCGCCCGCAAGGAAGGAGCCGCGCCATGAACAACGCACACAAAGCCGCCCAGCTAGTACTAGGCGACCGCAACGAAACATACGGCGATCCCGCCGACGATTACGCCAAGGTAGCTAAGATCTGGTCTGGCCTGCTCAACCCCATTCTGCGCCGCGACATCACGCCCACCGAGGCGATCCTGATGATGGTCGGGCTTAAGCTGGCCCGCGAGATGCACCGACCGGGACAGGACAACATTGTGGATGCTCACGGGTATCTGCTCTGCTATGACTGGGCCAGGACTGGGGTGAAGCCGGAGACGGAGGACAAGCCATGAGCGACCACCTGATTGCAGAGTCAAAGCGACACGCGAAAGCGCTACCCAAAATGACTGTACCAACTACAAAAGCCAACGACCGCGATCTGGAGTGGTACATCGCGGAGTGCGTAGACCTCAAAAAACAATTGGAAATGGAGTGCAAAGCAAAACGCGAGCACCTGCGGATTGCTTGTGCGGAGATAAACGAGCTTAAGGTAAAAGCAGGGTTTTATGAGCGAGAGATTGCGCGTTTGAGAGCAGACGTATAAATGAACCAGTCCACCTACGAACAGTCCGGCGCTGGCCTGAGCCAAGCCGACAAGATCTTGCTCGCCCTGCGCGTGCAGCAATCGTGCTGCGGCGGGATGATCGAGGACACGGGCTGGTTAAGCCTGCCATATCTGGTCGAGTTCTGCGGCGGCTACGCTGTCCACTCCCGCGTCGCCGATCTACGAAAGCGCGGGCATGAAATCGAACAGATGAGCGTGCATCGGGCTGGGAAGGTGCATTCGTTTTATCGGCTGCGCGAACCAACGGCTTGACGGATTCGGACTGTCCGATTCTGTCGAGGTACGGCCCTGAGAAAGCCGAAACATGACATGCGCACTAACCATCTAAACTTTGCCCGTCTATCTGGGGGAAAATGGCTCGTCATGTGCCAATTTCTCAGCCCCCGGGTAGGCGGGTCTTTTCATTATGGCTGGTGACTGGATCAAGGTTGAAGAGAACATGCCGGATAAGCCGGAGGTTCTACAAATGGCGGCTGAACTCGGCATCGACGCCGATTCCGTCGCTGGCAAATTATTGCGCGTCTGGGCGTGGGCCAGTCGCAACTGTAACGCTGACGGCGTTACATCTGTAACGGTGCGACCGTTACTAGACCGTTACACTGGCGTTACATCATTCACGTCAGCGATGGTCAAAGTAGGCTGGTTGAAGGTCGATGGTGACGTGCTCACCTTCCCCAACTTTCACCGCCATTGTTCGCAAACCGCTAAGGAGCGGGCAAATAGCAATCGGAGGGTCGCTTTGCACCGTTACAAATGTAACGCCGACACCGTTACAAATGTAACAGGAAAACCGTTACCAGAGAAGAGAAGAGAAGAGAGTAATACCCCTATAGTCCCCAAGGCAGAGACAAACGATCCCGTTAAGCTCTACACTGCCGAGGTCTTTGCCGCTGAGATTTATGCCGCCTATCCGCGCAAGGTGGGACGCAATGCGGCGATGAAGGCGATAAAGCGCGCGATGCTGCAACAGACCGTTGATGCGCTCATGGAAGCGACGCAGGCATTCGCAAAAGCGACCGCCGCATGGCCCGCTGAAGATCGCCAGTACATCCCGCATCCGGCGACGTGGTACAATCAAGGCCGTTACGCCGACGACCGCTCCAACTGGGTCAAATCCAGTCCCACCCAGACCAACCAAGGACCGCGCGTCCGCACCATCTCCCTGTCATGAGCACCCCAGGACTGAACCCCTTAATCGAACGCCGGCTTGTCTCGGCCTGCATGGTCGCAGGCTCTGCCGGATTCGCCCATGCCAGCGGCGAGGGGATTACCCCGGCGCACTTCACCGACGCCGTGGCCCGCGCGTGTTGGCGTGCTGCCAGCCTATGCGTCGCGGAAGGCGCACAGCCCGACTCAGCGGGCGTCTATCGCGCCATTTCCGGCCTAGACGGCGAGGCCCGCCCATCCGCGCTCGAGATCGCCAATCTTGCCGAGACCGAGGCGACCTCAATGCACCTCCGCAAGCTCACGCAGGACGTGCTAAACCTGCACCGTCGCCGCCTGCTCATCGCTGCCATGGCTGCGGCGCATGAAGCCGCGCGGGACGGTTCGCTTCGGGAGTGGGACGAGATATGGGCGGGCGTTGAACCCCATCTCAGATCCGCTCAGGACATCACCGCCGGCGGCCGTTCGCGCTCACTCGCGGAGATGGTGACCGGGGCCAAGCGGCAACTGCTTGAGCCTGACGTGCGCGATACCGTCCCGAGCCTGATGCCCGCATGGGATGAGCAGGCCGGGGCTGTTCGGGCTGGGCAACTCGTCGTGATCGCGGGGCGTCCTGGGGCGGGTAAGTCTGCGCTGGCCGGGCAGGTGGCGCACAACATTGCCAAGAGCGGGCGCAACGTCGCCTTTTTCTCGCTGGAGATGAGCGGTGAAGAAATCGTGACGCGGCTGGCGAAGCTCAGGACTAACCCGCTGCCGCTGTGGGACAGCAACATTGCGAAGCAGCTGGACGAGTTGGCCAAGATGACCACGCTTCGGATCTTTGAGGTCGAGCAGGCCCGCACCTGCGCGCAGATCGAAGCCATGGCGCGGCTGCTCAAGTCGTCGCCGCAGGGACTGGGCGCCGTGGTCGTGGACTACCTGCAACTGGTCACGCCACCGAGCGGAGGCAACAAGGAGAACCGCGAGCAGCAGGTGGCGGCAATGTCGCGCGCGTTTAAGTTGCTTGCTCGTACGCTGGGCGTGCCTGTATTCCTGCTGGCCCAGCTTAACCGCCAAGTGGAGAAGGACAGCCGACGCCCGCGCCTGTCCGACCTGCGCGAGTCCGGAGCGATTGAGCAGGACGCCGACCGCGTTTGGTTCGTGTACCCCACGAATGACGATGCGATGAGCGAGGGGCGCGAGATTGAGGTTGCGCTGTATCAGGCCAAGTGCCGCAACGGTCCCGCTGGCATCGAGGCGCGGCTTATCTTCGACCGCGCTGGAATGGCGTTCCGGCCAAATCCTAATCCATCAACGTTCTGAGTAATGACTTGACGGATACACTTTTGACGGCACGCATTAACGCCGTAATGGGTAAGCCCAAACTGATCAGCAACCACGCTTGGCAGAAGCATCTTAAGCTGACCGCCAAGCTACAATCGAGGAAAACACTGTGGACGACGGGAAAGAACTGGAAGCGTTGCGACTGACGTCGCGTGCTCTGCGCGCGATTACGCAACTTGAGACGGCGAAGAAGGCGATCACCGGCGAGTACAACGAGCGTGTGAAGCGCCTGAAAAAGGTGATCGAGGCCGTGCAGGCCCGGGATCAGATGGGCGTGCTACCCATCGAGGGGCTGGATGCGGTGCAGCTGACCGAGGACGACGAGCGGCTTGTCCTTAACCCGCTGGAGGGGCTGTAAGCCGTGATCACCTACTCCCTACGGGGCGAGCCTGTAGCACGGCAGGGAGCGGCGGCACTGAGCGGCGAGGCCGCGCTAATGTCCGAGATCTTCGAGCGTGTGCTTGAGCTGGAGCAGCTGAAGAAGGGGCGGGGTGGTGCGTTGGTGCGTAGGCTCGCGACCATCGCTGACCTGTCCCCTTCGGCATTCGTGACCGTCCTTCACGTGGGATGCGGTCAGGTCGAGGCTGTGGTGAGTAGTTACGAGGACCAAGCGCGCGGTCGTGGACTGACGCGGCAGGCGCTGCACTGGCAGTGGGGACAGGACCAGCGCGCCATCGCTGCGGTCTTCCCTGCGCTGGCCAGCGTGCTCCAGGAACTCCGCGATACCGTCGCGCACCACGAAGACGCCATGTCCGCCGCTGACGCCCTCCGACGTGGCAGGGACTCAGCCGGCGGGAGCGACCATGACTAGCCTTGCCCTGTCCTGCGCCGATCTGACGGTCAGAACGGGGCGAAGTGGTGCTGACCTAGGCCAGCCTACCGGGTCGGGCCTGATCGGGCGTGTATTGCGGTTTGCTCGGTGCTGCACGGCATTGGATAATGCAATGGCAAACGCAACTGGCTACAACTGCAAACGAGGGGCGTGGGTAAAGGAATCTTTTTCCAATAGGGCAGGCCCGTGGGTTCCGACACC